TCACACTAATGATATCACCAGGTTCTAGTAGTAGACCCTTCTTACCTACGGTAAACTTAGCTACCATCGCCTTTCGGGAGAACCGAACCATTTGTTCTGCCTTAGCTAGAGCATGATAAGGGTCTGAGGTACAAGGTAAGTACACCTCTGTTTTAAGAAGAATGTTAGAGTCTTCTGCAAGGTAAGTGTTATAAGCTGTACTAAAACTAGGAGGCCAAGTCACAGTATCGTCTGAGAAGTTTTCAAACTCACTACGAAAACGAGCAGTTACCTGAGCATAACGGGTAGAAGAGTCGGGCCAGTCTAGCTCAACCTTGCCTCTAATAATATCATCTTGGGTGATGTTTGCTTTTACAAGAGCTAGTTGTTCTGCTTCTGTCTTAGGGTATTCTAGTGTTAGTTTGTACTTACCGCCTGACCAAACAAGATCTGCCTCTGACATAGACTCTAGAATTAACTCGATGTTTTCACGGATAGAACGTTCAGAATCGAGAACTACGTTACATTCATAGAGTTTTAGATCACGAGGAGCAACAGCCGGTTGTGTAGTAATTGTTCCATTTTCATTTTCAACGTCAGGACGTCTACCGTTGACTCTACCGTCAATAGGAGTGGCTGTTTTAACAATTTGATCACAAATTAGTTTAGCTTTATAGAAAGATTCTAGGTCTAGAACCGATACATTTAACCCTTTACCATACACAGGATTAGTTAGATAATCTAAAAGAACTAGAGCAGGATTATTAGAGTATTGCTTCGCTACTGAAAGCGAGTATACTCCTGCAGAGAGAGTAATATCATAAATCTGCATACCTTCAACAAAGAAGCTAACGTTGGGTGAACCGTTATAATTGTACTCTTCTCTGTTTAACCTAAAGCACATACTAGCATAAGCAGTATTTGTGAAAGTGTTAGTTGAAGGAATCCCATTAGCTGTAGCCATTGGGTCAGCAACACCACCACTAGGGTAAAAGTGAATTCTTTGACCGTGTTGTAGTGTAGGATCATCCCAACTTTTGTCATCAACAACAATGTCTACTACACGATTTAAACCACCATAAGCAACTGCTTGTTGAACAAAAAGATATTCACTTTTAGATCCAGATTTATTTGCTGATAGATTTGAAGCAAAGGTTTGATTTCGAGAAGTAGGAGGAGCAATTGCTGCATGCACATAAGAGCTTTTTAGTAAGTGTTTTGTCTTACCACCAGAGACCATAGCTCTACCATAAACAATAGGTAGATAAAAAGGTTCGCCATCTACCGCAACATTTACTTGTTTACGTTTATCCATTTCAGCTTTGAGCTTATTAGCTCTAGACTGTTGGTAAGCAATAGAAGCTACTGTCATACCAATACTAAGAATAGCTTGGCCTAGCGTAATAGCTTGCATTGCAAATGCGGCTACTGTAAAGAATACCATTATGATTTACCCCACTTTAAAGAAACTGATCTACCACCTGAGTAAATATCATCAAAAGAAGTATCCGCAGTATTTACTTGATCCATACCGTCTTTAGAAGCAATATACCCTCCTGAAGCATCTAAGTTACCCATAGGAGAGGAAGCCCTAATTAAGAAAAGCTTAGAAGATCCATCATTAGCTACCTTGCAAGAGTCTACGTAACCTTGATAAGCTACAAAAACATCATTAGTACCTAGTAGTGGTTGCTTAGAAGAGTCAAGAAAACCTGCATAGATTGTTAAGAGTGAACCGGTAACACCTGATCTAGCGAAAGCTTGGTAGGAGTTATCATGGTCTAGCATTGCAAGTTCATAGACTTCTCGGTCTACTGAGCTAGAAACCCTAGGAGGACCAAAAGAATAGATTGGGTTAGAAGAAAGATACGTAGCACCGTTGAATACTACATCATAAGGTAAGCTAGTAGCTCTAAGAATTGTACTAAATTCGATTTTAGCCAGAATAAAGAAAGTAGGATTATCTAGATTTAATGCAGCTAAAGCTGCCGCACTTAATTGTCTCATGTTATAATGCCTCAATGATTTTGATTGTACCGGGATTCATGATGACACCGTCTTCATAGATGATACCTTGAAGAGTGTCAATATCCCGATAGTACTGTAATGTTGGCTTAGTTGAAGAACCCGGATGAAAAACTGAAGTGTTTGCTGTTACGTTAGCTCTCAGTGTTGGATACAACTGAAGAGTAACAGAACCACCGGGAGTCTCAATGTTATTTGTTGTCATGTAAATTTTACTATGATTACTAAACTTAATAAAAGAACCTTTAGGTAGGAAATAAACGGTGTAAGGTTGAAGACCTGAGGTTGTAGCTAGCTGAGCGCCCCAGATATAAACCCCTGAAACTCCGTCACCAGAATAGCTAGTAGCAGTACCACTAGTCAAAAAGAAGTTTACTGTGCCTGAACCTGAAGTAACTGCTGTTTTAGTAATTGATACTTGATACCAGCCGTTTCCTCTATCAACAGAAGTAGCTGTAGTGCCTGCACTAACAGAAAGCACTGCTCCTGTAGCGGAGTTGAATACACCCACACTAGAAACACCACCAAACAATGCTGTTGGAAAATCTAAGCGGATATTACGGTTAGCGAGTTGCTTTACATAGATAGAGATAGTATAACTAACACCTGCAACAAAAGTAACACTGCGACCAACTACGTGGGTTGTAGAAGCAGTTAAGTCATCAATAAGAGCATCTGCAACTTGATAGCCTGTAGGAGCTAGTGTAGCATCGGGAGTCACCGTTGCTCTTGTCTTAGTCCAGTAAGCGTTGCTAAAGTCTTCTGTAAAACTAAAGCCGTTATCAGAAGGAAAGTTAACACTTACAGAAGATGCACCAGCGTTTGCAGCAGCAGCAACACCTGTAATTGGTAGTGTAGTCTTTTTGTCAACGGAAAGTAGCTGTGGCATTACCATAGTGTTTGCTTGGTTAGCCATAGAAACGATATCTACAAAGTAGTTTTCCTCAATATCTCGTGTTTGTACTTGAAAACTTAGTTCCCAACGTTGGGCACCTTGCGATGCCCTCTGTTGTTTTAGGTTGATTGTGTCTACAGCAAAAACTGGTTCATTAGACTCAATGGTAAGAGGAGCCACAATTGGACTCCCCTCAAAATAATATACTGTCATTATCGTGATCCTCTTTCGCGATTGGTCATATTGACCCCAGCGGTGATCTCCGGAATCATACGAGCAATTTCTTTACGAGTTTGCATGGAGACATCACCTGAAACATTAATATTGAACACTTGTTGTTTGTTCTTATCGTTATTATTTCCATTTGTTGAAGTAAAAGCAGAAGGATTGCTTGGACCTACAAGCCCACCACTAGCGAAGGCAGGTAGTCTGCCGTCATTAGCATTAATAGTCTCTAAGAAAGGTAGCCAACGTTTAGTTGTAGCTGCATTCATTACATATTCGCCATTAGACAATCTAGCAAGAATAGAGTCACTAGTACCTGTTCCAGGACCAGAGATATAGCCACCTGTAGCCCATCCTCCTAACCAATTACCTCCCAGTCCACCTAAACTAGCAATAAAATTACCAATACCAGAACCAATAGCAGAGCCAATAGCTCCTTTACCTCCTCCAGTTGATTTAGCTAGAGAATCAAAGATAGAACTAAAAATATTATCGAAGAATTGATCTAGTCCTAAAGATTTAAAGAGATTCTTTGTAAAGGCTTGGCTAAACTTGTCGATAATAGCAGAAGTAAGAGTATCAAGAACACCATGAATCATGTCTGAGAAAGACTGTTCCCCTTTAAGGAAAGCAGTAAAGTTCTGTTGGAAAGTTTCTCTCATCATAGCAGAGCCTTGACCAATACTATCGAACTTATCTTTAAGCCTAGCAATTTCCTCTGTAGCCGCTCTAGCTGCTTCTGAGCCTGCTACCATCGAATTTCTTTCTTTTGTAAGAGAATCAATGCGTTGAGAAATAGCTAAAGCAGACTGTACTTGTTGCTCATTAAGAGAACCTAATACTTCAGGATCAAGAGAAGACTTCAAGTCTTCAAACTGTTTCAGAACAGATTCAAACTTGTTAGTGTACTTTTTAGCTCCTTTACCTGCTTTATCAGAGGCTTTATCAGCGGCTGAGCCTGCAGCTTCAGTTGCTTCTCCGAAGTTTTTGATGTAGCCATTAGCTTTCATAATACCTAGAGGTACTGCAGCAACTGTAGAACCAATACCTGAAAGCATAGCGTCATAAGGAAGCTGTGCCATCATATCGCCATTCTTAACAGCGTCTGTGAAAGCTTGGCTTACTCCTAGCGCGCTAGAAGGACTTAGAGGATCTACGGTAGACTTATAGAGAGCATTGTCAACCCTATTAATATAGAGATTATCTACAGTAGAAAGAGTAGGATCAACAGCAGTTACTCGTGGAGCACTAGTAACACGAACCCCGCCTGAAATAGGTCCAGGAGTACCATCAGCAAAGTGACCAATCTTACCGTTGTTAAGCTTCTGCAAAAGTGGTAGGAACTTCTTAGTTGCTTTAGCATTAACTACGAATTCACCATTCGATAGCATTGCAGGGATAGAGTCTGAAGTTCCAGTACCGGGACCGGAAACCCAACCACCAGTTGCATAGCCTGCTCTAGCTGCTTGTGGAAAAGCAGATGAATCAGGAAGACCACCTGTAGCAATAGCTAGTTTATTCACAAAACCTTGAACAGCTATTGCAATAACGTCTAGATCCTGTTTACTTGCTTCAAGTTCAGAAGTAGTTTGACGCCATTTATTTGACTGATCTAAGAAACTTTGTGTGTTGAGTGCAATATTCCCTGAAATACGAGTACTCAGATCTCTTGTTTGGTAGATAGCTTCTGTACTCTTTAATAAAACTTCATCAACAGCAGCACTTAACTGTGATTTTAAAGCTTCAATTTGATCTGAGTTTGCTCTAACTGTTTCTAATTTAGTTTCTAAAGGAGTGATTAAGCTATCAAGCTCAGTAACTTTAGCTTGCCATTGAGCTGCCATACCAAGGTATAGTGGGCCATCAGGGTTAGGAATTGCTAAACCTGATTTTGCAAGTGTATCTCTTTGTTCAACAGCAAACTGTCTATCACTAGCTAACTTATTTAGCTGAGTCTCCATTGCAGAAATATTCGCAGGATCAAATTCACTTAAGCTGTCGAGTAAACCTTGGATAGCCTCTACACGAGAAGAGATATCACCTTCAGTGAAAGATAGGGTATTAGATAGTAATAGTTTATCTAATCTAACTCTACTAGCTGAATCGCTAGTTATCTTTTCAAGTGCTGCAGCTTGATTTTCTCTTTGGCCTGCAAGAATCCCAATGAATCTCCCAGCTGGACCAAAAGTTAGAGATTGATTATCTTGTTTAAGCTTAGTCAATTCTCCTGTAAGTACAGTTTGTTCAGCAACTAGGTCTCTATATTCTTGGGTATGGCTATTTAGTCCTTGAAGCTCTACACCGATTTCTTGTAGTCTAGCAGTAGTATCATTTATACGCTCTTGTACAATTTGTCTGGTAACTAAGTACTCTTGAGGATTAGCAATCTTGTTTGGATCAGTGTAAGACTTTTTATTAATACCTAGAAATTCAAGAAGAGCATTCTTTGCATTAATAATTCTATCAATTACATTAGTAATAGTGTCTTTCAGAGAATTCCAACCAACAGCAAAAGAGTCTGCAATAGAAGTCCAAGTTTCACCTTTGAAAGCATCAGCCATTAACTGAGCAGCCCAAGCTACCCACTCATTGATTTTAGCTTTCCATTTGTCATCAAGACCTTGGTAGATAAATGAAGCAATACCAACACCAACAACTACATAAGGATTACCACCTGAAACGGAGCCTGCAAGTAGTGCATGTTCCATAGCTGTCTTTAGTTTTGTTCCAACATCAGAACCATTTTCTTCAAGAACATCACCAACGAGAGTAACGCCAGCAACACCTGCAGCAATAGCAGCAGATACTTTGTTAGAAAAACCTGCTTGCTTGCTAGTTACCCCAGCAGCAATAGCGTTAACGAGAGCCTCACTATAAACCTCACCAAGTCCTACTGTGTCAAACATGTTTTTTACAAGAGCTTTGTCAGCAACAGTAACTGCCATTAAACCAACAATACCTAGTCCGATTCCACCAACACGTTGGTATAGAACAGAAAGTAATCTTGGTCCAATAGTAAACATTGTTACAATAGCTGCTTGAATAATATCTGTATAAGCACTAGCACCAGCACTGAAAGATTCAGCTAGATTGCTGATGATACCTCTGCCAATATCAGAGTATACTGCTGTATATGCAGTGAAACCACGAGCAAATAACCCAAGAATAGCTCTAGCACCTACAAGACCTACAGTACCATTGTTTGCACCTACACCTGTTAGGAAACGAACAAGATTCATTAAGAAAGCGTTGTTACTCCCTGCTAGTGCAGAAAGCATTGCAGGACCAGCCATACCTAGTGCAATTGCACCACCGATAGCTGAAGCTACTTTGATACCAAAACCTTCAAGAGAGTTAGGGTCTACCCCTAAATACTTGGTTAAGTTGTCACTTACTGCTAAACCAATACCAATACCCATTAAACGAGATACTACTCTAAAAGTATAGAGAATATTTCTTTCTAAGATTCTAACGGAAGCAGCAGACATACTCGAGTCGAAGACACTAAACAAACCTGTTTGAAGTCGTCTAGCGTTACCTTGAAGTTCGTCGAAGAAGATATTAGAGAATAGATTACTAATTACAGCTCTAACAGGAGAGAAGAAAGCTGCGGCTACAGCCACGCCTAGAACTTGACCAATAGTAGCTCCTAAATTCTTACCTGCTTTAATACCCTCAGCTTCACTCCCTGTGATAGCAGTTACTACAGCACCTGTAGCAGCACCACCAACAGCATTTAGTGCGTTAGCAATAGAACGAGAGAACAGAGAAATTGTACTCTCGTTTGCTGCTCCACTTACAAAGAGAGAATCTGTAATAGTTTTAGTAGCAGTAGAGGAAAGTCGCTTAGAGTTAGCATCAAACGATTTAATAATATGATTGATAATGCTTTCACTCCAAAGACCAATAACTCCTGTTACGAAAGTATTGTTGAGCAGTGGTAGGAAAGAAATAAAGATAAGCCTTTTTAATGCAGAAAACAGAATAGCTCTAGCACCTTCGAAAGAGAGTGCAATAGCTCCAAGAGTACCTACAAGGATAACATCACTAAGGCTAGTTGAGAACAAGTTACTTAGGTAGTTAGCTCCTTGAGTGATCTTAGTATTGAGATAGGTAATACCTTTTACATAAGCGTCCCCAATATACTTGAAAGGTGCTGTTAGAAACTTTTGTAGTTGTGCAGACAGATACTTGATAAGGGAAATAGCTTTACCAAGAGGATCTTTTAAAATATTTAAAGAAATGCTAAAGATACTTGAAATCTTTGTTTCTACTCTTGATAAGAAATTACCGACAGTAGTGTAAACAGTAGAGAACACTTTAGCTGCCGACTTTAAAGTGCTAGAAGCACGAATAGGAGCAAGAACGGCTTCTTTGATACTAGTTAGAATACTCTTACCTAGATAGCGGTTAGCTTTATAAACGTCTCTTGCTATACGGTAGGTGCGGCCAAAAACAGAATCTAGGCTTCTTGAAAAAGCGTTATAAGTATTAAGGATAGATTTACCTAAAGGTGAATTAGTTTTGAATACGTAGAAAGCAGATTCTAAAGAAGACTTAAGTGTAGCACCTAGATCTCTATTTAGTTTAAAGTTAGCAATAGGTTTGCTTAAGTTATTTTCGATGAAATCAGAAAGTAGACCTGCGTATTTATTGTTACTAATAGAAGAAACAATTTGTTCTGAAATAGCTGCAAAGATACCTACAACTGAAATAGAGACACTATTAAAGACTTGCATAACGCCAGCTTTAAAGGTGTCATAAGCTGACTTAACTCTACTCCAAAGAGCTTGTGTATACTCTACTACTCCGTCGATAGTTTCTCGATACTTACTATTACCGATGACATACATGTAGAGTTCATAGAAAAGGTTAGTTACGTAGTTATAGAAAGCTTCAAAAGGCGCTTTTACACTAGAGAGTAATGTACCTGTGTAAGATACAATACTGTTGATCATATCTTTAAAAGAGGCTGCAATAGGCTGGAAGATAAGCTCACTACCTAAAGAACCAATAATAGTAACAATATCAATTGCTACTGAGAAGTACTCTTTGATAGTCTCAATATCTTTACCAACACCTTTAGACATTTCTGCAAAAACAGTACCTAGTGTTTTTAAGCCATTACCTAGCCAACTAGTTAGCCCAATAGTTTGGTCAATTTTTCCAATAAACAGAGTTAAACCATCATTAAAAACTTGGAAACCACTAGAAACAGTAGTACCCATTAAAGCGGCTTCTTCTTTTAATTTCGCTGTCTGAGAAGTTAAAGCTTGTAGAACTTTTTCAGTAGTTAAGCCACCTTCTTTTGCTAACTCTCTTAGTTCACCAAAAGGAATACCAAGACCATCAGCGATTGCAAGAGCAATACGAGGTGCTTGTTCTAGAACTGAGTTAAGTTCTTCACCACGTAGTTCACCTGAAGCAAGACCTTGAGATAGCTGTATCATGGCTGCATTTAAGCTTTCCGCAGAACCACCTGATACCTTAGCTGCATATTGGATAGATTCTACAGCGGCAATAATACTATCTGTATTGTAAGAGTCACCTAGGGTCATACCTAGTCGGTTAAACATGTCGATACTGTTCTGTACAGAAGTACCTGCTGACAGACTGATGTCATAAAGAGTATCTCTTACATAATCAAGTTCATCTGTTCTACCTGTAACTAGTGCTAGTCTATTTTCAAGATTAGTTACAGAATCACCTGCTTTAACAAAACTAGCAAAGCTAAAAGAAATACCTGCAAAGGCTGTAGCCGCAGCTACAAGTCCTTTAAAAGAAGAAATAGTGTTTTTTACATTGTTATCTAGTGAGACTATTGCACGGTTAATAGCCTCTACATTTTTTACTGAGTTCCTTGAATTGAAGGAACTTAGTTTATTCATATCTTTTTCAGTTACGCCTGCAGAGAAACCTAACTTAGCAAGTCCTTTATTAATCTTATCGATAGAAAGAAGTGCTTTGGAATCATCTGCATCAAAATGAAGTTGCACTGTCATTTTAATCCCCTTTAAAATAAAATAGCCCTAAGAAGATAAACTCCATAGGGCGATTTCATACTTTAAGTAAGTTATTGTTTATATTCTACAACTGGTCCCTTAGGAGAACCATAGTCTAGAACTGTTCTTTCGATAAAATTTGCAGGGGCTTGTTGGCTTGAACCTGCGTTTAGGTACTTAACGTAGTCTTTATCATTTTCTATCTCAAAAGAAAGTTTCTCTTTGTTTAAGTTTGTAACAGTCCAAGAATTAGCAGCTGCCCCCGTATCTACAGGAGTAACTTCTTTTAAGTCTTGGATAATTTGTTCAGCAACATCGTCAAGTTTATCTTTAATTTCGTTTCGAATTTGAGTCTTGAGTTTCGAAGAATCAAAGGTAATTCTAGTCTTTATCATTGCAATTCCTTTGTTACTTCTTGCTCTGTGAACCTATTTGAAAATCTTTCAAACAGTTTTTCAGCAAAGTTTTTAGCTGGTTTTTCTTCTTGTGCTTGTTGTCTAATAACTCTTAAAGAAGCAAAGAGATCTTCTGGATTAAGTTTACCACCACCCATACTCATAGCGACTACTGCAGCACGATTATCTTCTCTCCAACCTACAGGCCTTCTAGAAAAGTACTCTTGCCAACCTAGTATTTCACTATAAGGAAGATTATTTAATTCTGTTAACGTTAAACCTAAAAGATAAGCTAACTCATAAGAAGCTAGCTCTTCGTTTGTTAATCGTTTCCCTTTTCTTCCTCAGTATTTACCCCTGAGTAGGCTAGTACCTCTTTTACTAGTTTTGAGATTTCATCGAGAGGAAAAGAATCAATTTCTTCATCTGTAAGGTCAGAAGCACCTACAACACCTAGGCGTAGAACTTTACGTTGAATAGCAAGACCTTGTTCTGACTCAGGAAGAGTTTTTACTTCCCCATTGACAAAAGTCTGGAAATCTTTAACTTCTAGACCAGTAAGTTTTTTGATCTCAACAGCATCTTTTTTACCAAGGAAAGTAGTCTTTTTAGTTGGGGCCGAATAGCCAAGCATAGCACGCATATTAGTTATCTCCTAGAATATCTCTATTATTTTCGCGAATTGACTCAATCATAGAATTTAGTTTACCAAGATTAGCAAGAGTAGTCATTACTTCTTGCAGTTTATCTGGTTGCCCTTGAAATTCTGGTAGTCTAGCGATTGTTTTTTGTGTTGAAATAGCAATCGAAGACTGCATGTGTTTCAACGTTTCTTTGATTACATAATCATTTGAAAAAGGTTTGATCATTTTATACACTTATAAGAGGAGAAGCCCCCCGAAGGGGGCTAACTCAATTAGCCAACGGTATAAGGACCGTAGAAGTCAGACTGAATTGATAGAGCTACAGTTGCAGTCATCGCATCGTCACGAGCAGGAGTTACGAGTAGTGATTCGATCTTACCGACGAAATAGATAAGAGCGTTTGGAACAGTACCTGCAGTAGTCCCAGAAACGTTAGGTGCAGTACCTGTTGCAAGGTTTGGAGCCTTAGCAGTTAGCAGGGCTACTTGGAATACCTTTGCAGTACCATCAGCAACAGCGTCACCTAGCAGGCCAGTAGTAGCAAATACACCGTTACCACCAGTAGTCTTAGCCCATTCGCTAGGAACGAAGTTAATAGTTAGTTCTAGGTCAGGAGCATCTGACTGAGCACCAATTGACTGAGTTTGGGCTTGA